TGCTCGAATGCGTTCATGAGCCGACACGTTTCTGAACGTCGGCACGAATCCTCTGGATTGCCGAATAACCGATGTCGAATCCGTTGCCTTTGATGACACGCCAAATCGCTGACGTTGTGAACGATGCATCGAGGCAGGCTTTCTCGAAGTCTTTCCAACCTTCCTTGCCGAGATGTGCGGCAAGTCTGTCCTCCATCTTTGCGACGTTAGGACGCTTTGCGGCCTCCAACTTTATTGCGTCGAACAGTTCTCCCATGAGCAGCCTCCTTTAGGTGCCAATCGATATGCGAATCAACCTTACCCTCGACTCTGTCCATTGTGTGGGATAGTCGATCCATCGCGTTCATCACCATCGCATGGTCGTTATGGTTCTCCTTACGGGACTTCTGCACGAACGCCACGATGATTGCGCCGACCGCTGTGATTGCGGCGACGACGACGCTTGCTGTGGCCATGTCCATATCAAATCTGATTCAATCTAGCAAAAACTGCCTTCACCGCCTGTGGTGAATCCGCCATCGTCGGTGAGATTTCGATATGAATCCAATCCCCACCCGGTGCCCCGGTAATCGTCGCCTTGCTGTACCTCGTCCACGACTGTCTGTCGCATCGCCAGCCGCGACCATGCGGTGTCGGGAAGTAGTCAAGAATCATCTCGACACCGAGCTCTTCGTTGTTTGCCACGAGGAATCGAATCAACTCTTTGGCGTGTTCCCGTCCGTTCGGTTTCCCTTTCGCACCAACCTTGCGATACGACAAATCCATTGCTCGACCAGTCGCATGAACCGACAGCGATGTCTTGCCGTTCATGTTGCGCACCACCCAGGTGCCGTTGTTCCAGAGTGCACCGTCGGTCAGACGATGAACTTGTTTGACGAACTCCTCGGTACCGGCGCGTTTCCCTGCGGCTACGCCGTCACTCGTGCCGGTGTATTTACGCTTCGGAGCCACGTCCGAACGCCGGGTCGTTCGGGTTGATCCAACGCAACACAGGCGGAATCAACGCAGCCACAAACGCCTTCGCCAAATCCTCGGTCGTGTAATCGAGCGTGGCCATCACCGCAACAACCGCAGCAACCGCCGAACGGAGATACGACAACGCAGCCTGCTTGTGGCGTTCCTCGATGAATATCATGCGCCCACCAGTGCGGCTATTTCTTCGTCAGTCAGGCCGAGTGCACTGAGTTTCGCTAGTGCGCTTTCGCGTGCTGCGGCTTCGGCATCGGCTGCCGCTTGCGCCTCGGCCGCTGCTTCGACATCAACTTGCCATTGTGCATATTCTTCGGTAGTCATTTCGCGCACTTCGTCGCCGATTTGAGTAAGTGGTTTAGTCATAGTTTCCTAACTGTCTGCGTATCCGTACACGCGATAAACACCGGTAATGCTTGATGCGACCGAACTAATGAACGTCATGCTGTCGCAAGCGGTTGCAGTTTGGAACTGTGAAACGCCGGTTCGCATGATGACTTCCGTATTGGCTTTATTGACGAACGCGTAAGACAAATGCACGTTCTTGGTTTGTGCCAAGTTGGGCTGCATTACATCTAAAACCAAACTGTATCTAGCCGTAGCGGAACCGTCGTGTTCACCGACATTGAATGCTGTTGCGCCGCCGCCTGCGACATTTGATGCAGCCGCGCTCGTGTTGATTCCCAACAATAGGTTGTTGTAATCGCCGCCGGTTTCATCGGAACCGCCGGTGCGAAATCGCAACGTAAAGTCTGCGTCGGCAGTCACCGCCGTAATGTTATAGATCACTCGATAGTTTCTGTATGTCGAAGAAAATGTGTTGTCTGGCAGTGAAACTGACGTGACCGTAGTAAATGACGCACCTGCCACATAAACAAGGCCGCCCGGGGCTAATGTGCCCCATGAGCTGCCGTCGTAATACTGAACGACGTCCAATGATTCGACGTACACCAGCTGGCCTTCGGCCAATGTTTTCTCGCCACTGCCACCAAACAGGGCATCGCGTTCAGCGGTGCCTGCCGCGACCGGGACACCGGTGTTGATGAGATTCTGTTGTGTGGCAGTGAGAACCTGACCCGATACGAAGGTGGGGACTGAGGTTTGCGCGTTGGCTCCCATAGTGGTGCCTATCCTAGCCCAACTGTTGCATCATCAAGTTGCGACGTATCCAGAATGAACTGGGTGAGGATTTGGGCTTGTCCGAGACCGAGGGTGACTTGATGGATGCCGGGTGTGATTTGGTGGGCGATGCGCTCAATGAACACGTCTTGGGTGATTGAGGCTGGTGCCCCGGTGGCGAAGTTCTTGACGACGCTGATGACGTCACCTATCTCGAACGAATCGATGGCTTCGATTTGGGCTGATGTCAGCCCGTTCATCGTGACACCGATTTGCACGAATCGTGACACCGGGTCTTTGTATTTGTCGACGATGTTCTGAGCCAGGGTGGCGGCTTGGCTGGCGTCGGCGAGTGGGAGATCGTTGAGGCTGTAGTTGGTGATGCCGTATTCGGAGATTGATGTGGCGTCCGATGCCGTGCCGAGCGCGTTGCCCTGGGTGGTGACGGTGACCGAGTTGTAGAGGGTTTCGGCACCGTAGAGCGTGTCGAGTGACTGGTATGGGATGGCTGTGCCGCCGTCGGAGAATGTGGCGATTGCGGTGGAGAATGTGAACTCGATGCGTGGTTGGAAGGTTGCGTCACCGTTGCGGGCGATGAAGAAGCGGCCATCTTCGGCTTCGGCAACTTGTTGTAATGCGCCTGCGACACTGTCGCCGTCGTCGTAGGCGAACGTGCCGAGGGTGGCGACACCGGTGGAGATGTTGCGGGTGGCGGTCGAGTAGGCGACTTCGGGTCGGTCGAGGATGCGGGTGACTCGAGCGGAGGTGAGTTCTTGTGGTGGTGTGAACGCTAGGAGTGTTGTCTTGGCGAATGATGAGAGGTCGTCGACGCCGACGATGGTGCAGGTTGAGAGGTCGGGTTGTTCGTAGGTGATGTCGAGGTCTTGGACTCGTCCGACGAAGAGTGGTTCGTCACCGGCGGTGCCGGCGTAGACCTGCATGAAGCGTCGTGGGGCGATGCCGAGGTCGCCTTGGTAGTACGGGGAGGCGGTGTTGGCTGGGTCGAATGAGCGACCTGATGCCCGGTCGTCGAGCACCACCTGGCAGACACCGGGCTGGAACTGTGAGCGGAGCTGATCGGTGCGACCACGGGTGACACCGACCGACAGGACGTATTCGGTGACGTCGACGAACTCGGTTGAACCATCAAGCGTGTCGACACCGTCAAGGGTTGATGAGTCGAGTGTGAATGCATCTGCGATGAATCCTGCATCGAGCAGCACCTTCAGGGTCTCACCCCACGGCATCACCTTCGCCATATCAGGCCACGCGCATCAACGTGTCAAGCGGACCAGCCACCGACGTGTATTGATCCAACACCTCAATGATTTCCTTACCAACCTGATACGCATTCCCACCGATACCAGCCGTCACATTCACCACCACCGCGGCACCATTCCCATTACCACCGCCGCCGCCACCACCGCCGCCACTGAACGACACCGGTTCAGGAATCTTCGGGATATTGAACGTCTTTCCAGCCGCCTCGGCAGCATCCGCCAACTCACGATATTCCTCACGCAACTTCTTCACCGCATCAGCTTCAGCCAGAATCGCTTGCTCCAAACGATACGTCGCCTCCTCCTGACGATCCTTGGCCGTATTCACCGCACGCAACAACGTCTCATACGTCGCCGAACCGATAGTCGCACCATTGACAATCTCATTCAACTTCGACTGAGCAGACGACAGATTCGTCGTCGCCTCAACCTCAGAATCGGTCGCATCAGCAACCGACAACTTCGCCTCAGCCAAACGAATCTCAAGCTCACGAATACGCTGCGGAGTCGTCTCAGGGTCCTTGCGGGCATCGGACAACTCCTTCTCCGCATCAGCCACCGCGAATACCGATTCCTCGACCCGATACCCGGCACGCTCACGCTCACGTTGCGCACGCAACAAGGCACGCTCCGCATCCCGAGCCTGAGCCGAATCCTTTCCATAGCCCGCCACAGCCTGATTGAACGCAGTTTGCGCATCCAACAAGTCCTGATTCGCATCATCCAACGATCTCTGCGCCTGACTACGATTTCGTTGCGCCGAAGTCAACGAACGCTCAGCCTGCGCCGTCTTATCCAACTGGCTGCGATATTCCTTCAACTTGTCCCCAGCCGACTTCACAGCACCACCAACCTTCGTGCTGATACTCGCCACATCCGTACTCGCGGCAGCACCCTTGATGAGGCTCGCCTCCAACCGGCTCAAACGATCCGTCGTCACCAACGCCGAACCAGACACCTTGATGAACGCCGTATCGGTCGCCAACACGGCCTTACGCAACGCATCAAACTTCCCAGGCAACTGAGCCGTCGTATCAATCAAACGCTGCTCGGCGACATCGAGCGCAATCACCACCGCAGACGACTTGGCGAACGCGACCACGTTTCCTGTGACCGCCGACAACGTTGCCGCCACTAAACCGAGGTTCTGAACCAGATTCACCAACTCCCGGCTCGTCTGCAACACCGACATCGTCACCTTCTCAAAGGTGTTGATTGCCTTCAGACCAAGCTCACCCAGCGAAGCGATAGCGATGATTGACGCCTGCTTGAAACCTTTCTCGCCGAGCTGCTCAGCGAACACCTGTATTGCGGGCAGGATGTTGTTGTTGATGAATGAAACGAACTTCAAGAAGAACGGCAGCAGGATTTGACCGAGGGTCGCCGAAATGTTGTCGAACTGCGCCTTCAGGATTCGCTGCTGGTTCGCCAACCCGTCAGAGGTTCGAGCGAAATCGCCTTGTGCGTCAGCGGTCTGCTGGAAGATGACCTCGGTTGCGGCCAATACCTTCTGCTGGGCAGTGAGGGCACCGTTGCCGTTGTAGATGCCCATCTCCATCGCAGCCGCCTTCAGGGCTGCGTCGTTGAGCAAGACACCGAAACGGCGGATGGGTTCTGATTCGCCACGCAACGCGGCACCAATCGCCTGGATTGCTTCCTCCGGGCTGGCGTTGTTGAACGACGCCAAGTCGGATGCGAGTGTCACGAACCGGGTCGAGAACTCCGACAAGGCGGTGCCCGACAATCCGGCTGACTTACCGAAGATACCGAACGTTGCCGCAGCATCAATCGCCTGCTGCTTGGTTTGACCGAGTGCGGTCGCAGCACCCGAGGCGAAGGTCTCAACCTCTCGTGACGCAGCACCGAAGATTTGATTGCTTTTCGATATCGTCTCGTTGAGGTCGCTCGCCCGCTGGATCGCTACGAACGATGCAGCCGAGAACGCGCCGATGGCTGCGACACCGACCGCCGCAACCTTCTGGAAGACGTCGAATCCTTTGCGTAGCCCGCCGAACAGTTTCTCCGAGAACTCGTCCTGGAGCATCCTGCCTTGCTTCTGGAGCTTCTTGAACGAGGCGATGGCATCGTCGGAATCGCCGAGGATGCGTACTAAGAATGTGCGTTCGCCCGCCATGACACGGCGATTCTACTCGTCTTGAAGCACTGCCTTTTCGAGCGCGAGCAGGTCGTCGTAGATCAACAGCAACGATTCACGCTTGGACAACCCTTCATATCGTGACATGTTCTTGGGTCGTGTCCAGAAATCTTCGTCAAGGAACTCGGCTGCACGGGTTCTCGTCGATGACCTGTGACGGTTCCGTATGTTCGGCCCGGTGAAGATGCGTGCAGGTTCGGTGATGTCGTTGAGTGTCGGGTCGACCATCTTGCCGGCCTGATAGCGAACCTCGAACGGCATCCCTGCCGCGTGTTGTGGGAGGTAGAAGATGCGGGCTGGGTCCTTGGTTGCAGGGTCGGCTGGCAGACGCAGACGCGCAACCGTCTCCTGCCACACGATGCCCCACCAGCCAACCGGGACGGGTTCGGTGAACGGGATGACGACATGCCAATGCGGGTCTTCGTCACGGTGCGACCATGTCGTGTATGCGCAGTAGGTGATGCCGTCGAGTCGTGCCTGCTCGAATCCTTGCCCGTCGAGATCGGCGACGAAGGCGTGAATGTGGGTGACGTTGGCGTTGCTTCGGCTGGTGCGTTCGATGTAGGTGACGGGCGAATACAGGTCGCCTTTGTCTTTGTCGATGCGTTCCTTGTGGTTGTGAAGCAGGTCGACGAACTGCATCCAGTCGTCGGCGAATGGCTTCGACCAGCGTGAACGGACGTTAGGGAATCTCACTACGGAGAACATTGGCGGGCCTCCTAGGTTCAGGTTAGCGGGTTTCCAACCCCGCTCCAAGTCACTTGAAAAGTTCCCGTTTCATTACGGTATTGATGGCTTGCAGGTACTCCTGGGCGATGTTGGTCTTTTCTTTCCGGACGGTCGGCCAGAAGAAGTATCCCGATCTGCCCCGGTGGCGTAGGAACTGGTCGGTAGATTTGCGGGCACCGCCACCGAACTCGGCACCGAAGAACACTTGCCCGCGAGTCACCTTCGTCTTGCGTTTCCGATTTGGGCGGCTCTTAGATACGAACCCGCTGCTCGAGGAGAGTTTGATTGTCGGCAGACGGTCGCTTTGAGCTCGCATACCTTTCATCACTTCGAGTGCCTGCCGGGCACGAGTCACCGACGCCGCTTCTTTCGTGGCGGCAACGACGAGCAGTTGTGCGACTTCCTTACCGGCTTTCCGCATCTCCTTGTTGAAGTTCGGTTCGATGCGTTGCAGGTCGTTGAGCAGGTCGGTGAGACCTTCGACGGCGATTGCGACACCGATGGACCGCTCATTGCGACCGCCACCAGCCAATGTGTCTGAGACACGAAGTGCTGAAACTACTGCCACATCAACCTCGGTACGGTGTCGGATTCATCTTCACTGATTTCCATCTTAGATACGCCACCATCGTGAAAAGCATTCTCGGGGATTCAGTCAGCAACACCGACGGCGCAATGCCGGTCTCGCACGCCAAATAGGCGATCAACCAGTGGGCTGACTGTTCTCCAAAGGGACGATCCGTGGGTCGTCGCCACCAAGCTCCAGTTCAGAAACGGTGAGATTCCATTCATCGAACGGCAACGCAGTCTGCTTGTTGCGCTTCTCGGCGTGCCACGCAATCCATGCCAGGTCGGACAGCCGAAGTTCGGTGTCCATCTTGGCGACGGATTTGTTGTGCACGTTCTCGAATGCGATGAAGTCGGCGAACTGTGCGATGACGAGTTTCCTCGTACCGCCTTCATACACGACGGTCATTGGCAACTTCATTGTCTACCTCCGCAGGTTAGGTGGATTGGAATCAGGCAGTGCCCTTGGTGATGGCACCTGAGATTGGGAAGGTCACGTCGGCGGTGGCGAGTTCGCCGACCGCACCGTTGACCGGTGTCCACTCGGTCACGAGAACCGAGAAGGTGTACGACGGGTTTGTCGGGGAAGCCACAGCGGTGCCGTTCGGCTTGATGACGCAAGTGACTGCCGTTGAGCCGACGAGCGGGAAGAAGATTCCGTCGATGGCGTTGTAGTCGTTGTGAATGCTGAACGTCACCGAGTTGTCAATCAGACCCGAGACGCGGGTGACTGCGCTCGATCCGAATGCGGTGGTGGCAACTTCGGCAGCGGTCGTCGAGAGCGACACCGATGCGACGTTGGCCGAAATGTCGGTTCCGTTGAACACGATGTTCGCGTCTTTGAGGACCAGCTTTGCCATGACTATTTGTCTCCTGCCTTATCGGCCTTTGAGGGTTTCTTGACTTCTTCAGCGACCTGCAAGATGCCTGCCGCAATCAACAACTCTACATTGTCGATTCCACTTCCGTCCACAAACCCGCCCGGTTGAACACCGGTCACGGGGAATGGTCCAGAAACGAGGTATTTCACGATGCTCTAAGCGTACACCGTGACCTGAAAATCAACGCTCAGGTAGGTGGTGTCGTTGGCATCGAAGTTGAGGATGTTGCGTGCCGATGTGCAGATGAGGTCTTGCACGATGCCGCCAAGCGTGCGATCTGCTTCGATTGCGCCACGCACCGACTCCGAACCCGAATAGGACAGGTATCTGTCGAGACGGTCTTGGGCGACTCGTTCCGATGAGCGTGCCACAATCACCTGCACGGTGAAGGTGTGCACGACGTTTCCTGCGCCCATTGCTCCGTGATAGACGACTTCCTCGAGCACCGGGAAGCAGAACGGTGGGTTGACTTGGTCGGGTTGGTAGTCGTAGACGCGCATGTCTGGGATGGTGGCCAGCGCGGTCTTGAGACCGTCCTTGATTTGATTGACGGTTGCGGTCATGCGAACATCCGCATGCGTCGATACGGCTCAACCAACTGAGCCATGTCAGGGTCGAGGAATCGAGACACGCGAATCGCACCGATATCACCGAAGCCGGCGACACCGAGCGGAGAATCGTAACGCTTGAAGATGCGTGACGATTGGATGATGCAGGCTTGCTTGATCGGCTCCGGGACGCTTGCCCAACCAAACAAGGCCGTGACTTGGACGAGAGCTTGTTCACCGTAGTTCGCATTGACGGTCGGGAACAGGTAGTCGCCGATGGCACGCAACTTGTCATACGACCAAGTCAGTCCATCAAGGATGCCGTTCAATGGTTCGAGCTGTACGTCGGTGGATGCCCAGGTGACATCGAAGTTGCCGTCGGCGAACGTGGAAGTTTTTAGCACGAATCCGTTCGTCGAGTAGACGTCGTCGATGTCACAGACGTATTCGCTGTTGGCTTGATAGACGCGGGTGGTGGCCGAGGAGTATGCCCAGAACTGGCGGTTGCAATAGCCGTCAATCAGCCGGGATGCGGCACCGATGCAGTTGTCAATCAGCGTGTCATCCACCGTGTCGGCTGTGCCGATCCGTAGAGCCGCCTTCACCTCTGCCAATGTTGCGTAGCCGTTCGTCGCCATGACGGGTCAATCCTACTCGCAACGATTCAAGCGGTCAGAACTGCCAACCGATTTCGGCAGCCAAGTCATGAACCTGTTGACGCCCAATATCATGCCCCGACGACTGAATACCCGACTGCGTTTCATGCCGTTCACCGTGATGAAACAACATCCCGTAAGTGTTGCCCTGATAAGCGGTAGCACCATGCTTGGCGAGCTTCACCCACATTCCCCAATCGTGATACTTCATCTCCGCAAACCCACCAATCTCCAGCAATGTCCTGACCCGCATCGGACAGTTCGACGGCAAAGGCGGCCTATCACGCAACACCGAAACATCCCATGAACCGAACCAGTCACCACCATTAGTGAACCTCACCCCGGTCGACAGGATGTCCACCCCGGCGGCATCAGCCTCATCCACCTGCTTCAACGCATCAGGCAGAATCTCATCATCCAACCCGATGAACATGATCCAATCCGTCCCACAGTTAGCAATCGCTCCATTCAACATCTCGGCAGTCGTCGTACCATTCGGGAAACCGACCGTTACGACATCCTCGTGCGGCATCCAATCAGGCACAGAAGTGATACCTGCCGTATCCGGCACCCAATGACAAATCACTACCTTGTCAGGTTTCCTCGACGTCGCCTTGATGGCATTCCACCACGGCTCGCAATACTGCGCAAAGATGTCCACATCCTTCTTGCACCAACTCATCACCGCCAACGAAACAGTCGTCACCAGCGGTTCCTCATCCCCAGAGTCGAACCATGCCCAACGTGATAAATCCATGTCACCACAGGCGAGTTCACGAACCTCGCACCAGCCGCAGCACACTTGCGCGTGAAATGAAAGTCATAGCCAATCCGATTGTTCTCCGAATCAACCACATACGAGTCCGGGTCAAACCCACCCGAGAAGCCACCCACCTCAGCCCACAATGACTTACGCAGCAGAAACACATTCGTGATCTGCCTCGGATGCGCATTGTCATAAGGCACTCCGCGCCACTTCTCCAAATGACCACCATCACCACACGACGAATACGAGAAATGTGTGAATGCCAAATCCGCGTCACCATCCTTCACTAACGCCCACAACGTCTCCAGGTGATGAGGCAACCATTCGTCATCGTCGTCGAGCGTGGCAATCCATTCCGTGTCGGCAGCCTTGATTGCCGAATCCAAGGTCGCCGGGCCACCGTTGCGGTTGTGATCGACGCTCACGATATGCGCATGAGGTTTCAACGTCTGATTCTGCACCGACCGCACCGCCCTGGCGAGCAGCTCTCCGCGTGGCGGAATAGATGGCGTACACACCGTAATCATTGAGATCTCTCCTGAATCATTTTCAGAATCAAGGCGTCGGATTCCTGTTTCTTCGTTGGCGCATATCGAGCCCGATACCGCTCAACCGCATCATCAGATAAATCCGAAACATAGTAAGTGGCGAGACTCTTACGACGAATCGAATCAACGCCATTGATCGGTTCAGGGAATCCATGCCAAGAACCGGGCGAAGTCGCAAAGATGACCATTCGATTGAACTTGGAGACCACGACTTGACGGCATTCCTCGGGCTTGTCATGACCGGACCAGAACTCAAGATGACCACCGAAAGATTCCTGCCACATTGGCTCAACATAGAAGATTGCGTTGATTCGTCGTTCAAGCCCCAACTTCGGGTGAATCGAATAGTCCTGGTGGATATTCAACTTGTCACCGTTGCCCGATATGTGTACGCCACCACCGTGCAAACCAATGTCAGGGACGAGCCCAGGTATCCCGAATACTGCGGCAATGTCATCCGTTGTGGTCATCGAGAGCATGGCCGTGAAGTACGAATACAAGTACGGTCCGAACTCATCCCACCTGTTGCAGACGTTCTTTTTCTCCAACGGGCTGTCATATCGGAACCACGACTTCAGACGATCAATCTCCCGTGCAAGACCATGCACGAAATCAGTAGGCAAAGCATCGTCAACAATCAGATGCGGAAACGGGTCACGCCGAAGCATCTCGCCTCGCGCTCCGAATAATCGGAGAAAGAAATGCTCGATTACCTCGTCGACGGGAAGGAGCATCGCCGCCTCCTGGCGAGGTCGAATCTGCCTGCATTGAGCATGTTTTGTGCCACCTTGAAACGGTGATACTCAGCAGAATGCGGGAACACCACCTTCTGATTCCACTCAAACAACTCACGATCGGAATGAATCGTGGATGAGTTGTCGTGTCTGACTTTGGCTGTGCCTTGCACTATCTCAACTCCGAGCTGCTGGCATCTGAAGGTGTAGTCATTGTCGTCGAAATAGCACGGATGAAAGTTGTCGTCGAAGAGTCCGACTCGCTGAATCACATCGTCACCGACGGTGAACGCAGTCCACGGTGGGGCCGCATCCGACAACACGACGGCATCCCGCCTGGCTTCCCGCTCAAACGTCGCCAGGGCGTCCGGCTCGAACACATTGTCGTTGCCTGAAATCAGCCACCACGGTGCCTGCTGCGTGGCGATGATACCGAAGTTCCAAGAAGTGCAGCAGCCGAGATTGTCCGGCACCGTCCAGATGTAGGTCTCTTGCACCCAATGCCACTCAATCGGCGGACATTTCTTCCCGTTGTCGATGATGATGAGCCGCCCCACCGGATGATCGATGGATTGCACCAACCGTTCAAGTAGGTCGTAGCGATTCAGGATTGGGACGATGAGGACCGGCACCACGCCGCGATCTCCTTCATGGCTGGCTTCCAATGCGACTCATACACCGTGTCCGCCTCATACTGCTTGGCGAACTCGACCGCCTTCTGCGACGTGCCTCTAGGAGCCGCGTAAGCGGCCTCCAGAGCGTTCAGGATTGACGGAACGCTCGGAATGATAAAGAACGCGCCCTGCATCGGGTCATACCACGGCTGACCTTCCACAGCCCAACCATCACCGACGAGCTCCGGCTGAGCCGTAAAGTTCGAGACAATGACCCGAGTACCGCACGCCTGAGCCTCAATGACCGGGATACCGAAACCTTCACCCATGCTGCACGCCAACAGAACATCAGCATCGGAATACATCGCGGCCATCGCATGATGCGGCAAACCCATCCGATACAGGTATGGGTCGGCCCACTTGATCTTGTGCTCAGGAATACCGACCGCCGCCGCCAACGCCTTCAAGTCAATCCCACCCATCGACGACGACGCCTCCGTATGCATGTAAAGCACCGCATCAGGATGCTTCGCCGCAAACATACTGAACGCCATGAAGTTCTCAGCGAACGACTTACGGGTCGGCGTCACACCCTTATTCGCGGCAGTCATCATCACCACGAACTGGTCCTCCTCAAACCCCATAATCTTTCGCCCAGTCAACACCTGATTCGCAGTATCACGAATATCCTTCGTCGGTTTGTACGCCGACTCAATCGCGTGCGGAACATACACATTTCGCACGCCAGCCTTATCGAGCTCAGACTTCCCGAACTTCGACATCGCAATCGGCATCACATTCGGACGCTGACACCACTTCAACACATCAGGCGGAATCGGCGCATGATCGATAGGTACCCACGACGCAATGTTCGGAACCTTGTCAAGATTCGGAGCCTTCAACACCCACACATCAAACAACGTCATCAACAACTTCGGCAGATTGCTTGACTGCGTCCACTCCATCCAGTGGGCAACGACGATGTCGTCAGAATACGGGTTCAATCCTCGCGGATAGATTTTGATGCCGTTCCAGTTCGACGTCGACCCTTCGAGGCCGTAGTTCGCGTGGATTGCGACTTCGTGCCCGTCTTTGATGAGCCTTTGGACCGCTTGCTGGGTTTGTTGCCCGTAGCCCGTTCCGCACCACGGCGCGTTCGAGTACCAGAGTGCCCTGACCGCGTCCGAGGTTCGACGACTGACTCCTCCCACAAGTGAGCCGCGCCCCGTTGCAAGAGCAGGGTCGCCTCCAAGTCCGGCAAGTCCACCGGAACGTTCTTGATTACTACTCGCATTCACGCAGTCCTCCTTCGCAGGTCTACTTCAAGAGTAGCCGAGAAATGTCAAAGCGGCCCGGCACCACCCTGCGTGTGGGTGCCGGACCGCTCGACTATTCAGTCCCCATCAAGGGACTTCATCTCACGAAGTTCAGTTCGTGTTGTTGATGAAG